TGTTTACCAACCGCGTAAGACAGGCCATCGCGGCCACCCTGCAAGGCCTGCCGCTGTCGGCGACAGTAGAAGAATTTACTCCGCCGAAGATTGATTTCGAGATGGAGAACATGACCGGTGGCCGTTTCATCATTGAAGAAATGGCCAAGAGTGCCAAGGCGCTCAATGCTCAGATCAAGCTGCAAGGTACGGGCGCAGAAGTGTTGCTCGCCATGGGCGTGAAGCTGGGCGACGACATCCTGCTGAACGTACGTGAAGCCGGTCAGGATCAGGACGGCAACACCTGGTTCACCTACCACACCATCGGCGGCAAACTCAAAACCATGGGTGAAGACGCTATCAAAATGGGTGGCAAAGCCTTGACGACCCTGGATTTCTCCTGCCGCACCTACAACCGTCTGGAAAACGGCATTCCAGTGATCGACATCGACGTGCGCACCCAGAAGTTCGTGCTCAACGGCGTCGACATCCTCGGCGATGCCCGCCGCGCCGTGCTGATGCCGTAACCCGGCGCACCGGAAAAAACCTGTAGGAGTGAGCCTTGTGGTGAGGGGATTTATCCCCGATGGGCTGCGCAGCGGCCCCGATTCCAAGCTCATGTTGTAGCTGAAAAATCGAGCGTTCAGTGTGGGGCTGCTACGCAGCCCATCGGGGATAAATCCCCTCGCCACAAAAGCTGTTCCTGCAAGGCATTGCTACACCCCCCTCAAGAATCACCAAGGAATTCATTCATGTCGTGGATGCCACCCCAACATGATCTGCTGTCGCCCATCACCGGTGACGACGGGTCGCAGATCCACCAGATCCAGCTCAAGCCACTGTTCTACGCCGCACAGAAAGAAGCGCTGGAGCGCGCCGGCGATGACGAAGACGATCAGTTCTTCGAACTGGCGCTGCTCGCCACCGGCCTGTCGGTCAAGGAACTCGACCAGCTCAAACGCCCGGACTACGTGAGCATCGCGCAGTACGTGCACGAGATGTCGACCCGTCCGACAGCGTACTTTCTCGACCAGGTCGAAGACGCGGAAAAATCCGCCGATCCCGATCAGATCCAGCTGTTGCAACCGCTCGCCGTGACCGGGCGTACCGTGACCTCGCTGAGCCTGGAAATGCCGGTGCTGCGCGCCACCAAAGTGATGAAGAAACTGAAAACGGCCAAGGAACGCGCCGAGTTCATCACCGCTCATTGTGCCGGCCTGATGATCCCCGATCTGGCCCAGTTGACCGTCCCTGACTGGACGCAATTGCAGGTGCGCATCGATGATTTTTTAAACCAGCCGGCGGCCTACTTTCGGAACGCGACATCGAAGTAATCCTCGATATCGTCCCGCTCATTTACCCGGTAAGTGAGGCGGAGATTCTGGAATGGGACGCCGAAAAGGCGTTGCGCCGCTACGACATAGCGATCACTCGCCTTGGCGTGAAACAGGAGTAGAGCGGCATGGCAAACGATAACTATGGGTTGACGTTCGCGACGGTCAATCATGAGGCCTGGGCGTTGAGCACCGCTAGTAAGACTGTCGCCTTGATGACCCCGACGATGCCTGCACCAGTAGCACCTGCGTCGAGCCCTGACGGTGGGGGTGGGTATACCGGGCTAAGCCTGGCGCTGGCCGACGCCACCAGCGAGTTGCGCAATCTGACCGCCGAGCAGGTTCAGCTCAAGAATGTGCTGACCTCGATACACGCGGTGCTGATTTCACAGCGCTCGTTGCAGCAGTCTCTGAATGACCGGCAAACGGGCAGCACGACCGTCGGCGCCGAAGCCAAAACGCCAGGTGCCAATGGTGCAACCCAGCCCTTCAAACTCTTGCAACCGACGATCGATCTTGACACTGCGATGGCGCGGCTGGGTCGGGTTACAGGTGTTGAAGGCGATGAACGCAAAGCGTTGCGCGAATCGCTGGAGAAAATGGCCACCGAGCGCAAAGTGGCTGCTGGCGGTACCACCACGGTTGACTTGGCAAGCGTGATGTATGCCGGTGCGAAGGGGGGAGTTGGCAGCGATCAGAAGACTGAAGTCGGCCGGCAAGACGCCCTCAGCGAATTCACCCGAGACACCGCGGTCACGGCCACAGCCTTTGAGATGAAAGCGCCGGATGTCGCGGATCTGCTGATCGGCTGGCGCACATCGATGGGGCTCAACAGAGCAAAAACCCTCGACCTCGCCGATGCGACCAGTGTGCTTGGAAGCCGACTGAGCGCCTCGGTGGCGGACATCGGTTCGATCGTCAGCAACTACGGCGCTTCGGCAAAAGGCGCAGGTCTGAGCCCCGAACAGACGGCGGCTTTTGCTGCGGCAATGCTCAACGTCAACGTAAACAGGGCTGACGCTGGAGTGGCACTGGAGAAGATCACCACGACGCTGGCGTTGGGCGACAACGCCTCGGCCAGTCAGAAAGCGGTGCTCGCTGAGCTTAAGCTCGATCCAAAGGCCCTCGCGGCGCAAATGCAAAGGGATGCCCCCGGCGCGATTGTCCAAGTGCTTGAGGCGCTGAACAAGAAATCCCCCGAGCAGCAAGCCGGTCTGGCGATGACGTTGTTTTCGATCGACCAGCCAGTTGTGAAAATGCTTGAGCGCACCGCTGATGTGCGAGGTGCATTTGATCTCGTCAAAGATAAAAAGCAGTACGCAACTTCGGCGCCAAGGGAGGAGGGCGGGGCAGTCAATCAGGCTGCGCTGAAGCTTTCGGATACGTCGCAAACGGGCTGGAACATTTTCACCGCTCAGAAAGACCGCCTCCTTAGCTCGGCTGGCGCTGCTGTGCTGCCTGATTTTGACAGGCTCACCGGGGCGATGGCGTGGGCGACCGATGGCTTGAGCAGCATGGCTGAAGAATCACCGGAGCTCGCGCGTACGTTGATTTTGAGTATTGCCGGTATCAAGGGTGTGCAGGTTGCTGGATCGATGCTGGCCAAGGGCATTAATGGAACGACAGCCACTGTCGCCAACTTCGAGTTCGTCGGCACAACTGCAAAATCCTGGGGCTCCGCAGTACTTAACGGTGCCAGGACTTGGGGTTCCATTGCGCTGAACCATGCCAAGACTTGGGGTTCCGCTGCGCTTAACAGTGCCAAGACTCTGGGATCCGGTGCGCTTAGCCGCGCTAAATACCTGGCATCCGGTCCAGGCCGAAGTCTGGTCAGCCAAGGTGCCCGAATTGGTCGTTTGGCTGGCCCTCTGAGTATGCCGTTGATGATGCTCGACTCCGGTATGGACGTGGTCAACGGCTTGCTCGATGCCGATGGCAAACAAACAGCCAGAGGAGCGGGCGGCCTGGTGGGTGGGGTCGCTGGAAGTTACGTGGGGTCGCGCCTTGGTGCCTTCCTGGGGGCTTTCGCCGGTCCTGCCGGGGCGGTTGTTGGTGGAGGGGTTGGCGGAGCAGTTGGCACCTATTACGGCAATCAGTGGGGAAGCTCATTGGGTGAAAAGCTCGCGACGCCTGCCCCGGATCAACTCGCCCCGCCAGCAGACGTCGCCAAAGACCTCGCTGGCGCTCAGACCTCAAACCATCAGATTACTTACGCGCCCTCGTTCAACTTCAGCGGCGGCGATTTAGCCAGCGCTGAAAAAGTGACCGCCATGGTCGCGCAAGTCATGCAGTCACATTTCACGTCTGACTTTACGCCTTTGATGAGCACCAACCCCCTCGCCACCCGCCGTGACGCAGCCCTGACCGATGGAGTCGCCTGATGAAACAACAAATGGCATTGGGCAGTTTCATCTTCGGCCTGTCCCGCAACTTCGCCTACAGCACGCTGGCGCGGAAGTCGGGCGGTGGCTGGACGCAGTTGCCCATTCTCACCAGTAAACCCAAGTCCAGTCAGATTGGACAAAGTCCGGAAACCCTGACCATTAGCGGCACCGCGATGTACGCCGTGGCCATGGAACGGCTCGATGAATTGCGCGCTCTTCAGGCACTGCGTGTGCCGTTGCCGTTGATTGACGGTATCGGTCGCAACTGGGGGTTGTGGCGGATCAACAGCGTTCAGGAAAACCAGAGCGAGGTCATCGATGACGGCACCGCGATGGTGATCAAGTGGGTACTCGAATTGGCGGAGTTCAACAATGCGTAAGGTACGAAGCGTGGCCGGTGATTCGGTGAATCTGCTGCTCTACCGCGAAACCGGGCGCAGCGATGACGCTGCTGAAGAGGCCCTGTGGAAGCTCAACCCGACTCTGGCCGAGTACGGCCCTGTGCTGCCCGCTGGCATCTGGCTCGTGCTGCCTGAACTCGACAGCAAACCCGCCGCGAGCAAAGCGCTGACGGCCTGGGATTAAGGAGGTTGTATGGCACTGGGCTTTACCCCGGTCGTGCAGATTTATGGCGAAAACGCGGATCTGCTCAACCAGCGTCTGATCAGTTGGGAACACATTGATGCCGCCGGAATCGAGTCCGATCAGCTGACCCTGACCATCGATCTGGAAGGCCTGGAAGGGCTGCCGAAACTCGGCGGGAAAATCGGCCTGCTGGTGGGTTACCTGGAAATGGAAGAAATGGTCGACAAGGGCCAGTTCAAAGTCACTCGCCTGACGCCCACGCTGTTTCCGCTTCGCCTGACCCTGGTGGCCACTGCAGCGCCTTTTACCAAGGATGATGAAACCGGCTTCAAGCAGCGCCGCACCGCCAGTCATGGACCGACGACGCTCGGTCAATTGTTTAGCAAACTGGTGTCGCAGCATGGCTTTTCATCGCGTGTCGCAGCGGATGTGTCGTTGATCAAGATCGCCCATGTCGACCAGTCCAATGAAACCGATATGGGCTTTCTGACGCGGCTGGCGAAGAAGTACAACCTGGTCGCCAAACCTTATGGCGATGCGTATGTGCTGGCGCGGCCCGGTCAGATCAAATCAATCTCGGGCCAGAAACTGCAGGATGTGACGCTGTCGGTCACCCACGACAATCGTCCCGGCGACCAGGCTTTCATCAGCGCCACGCTGGAAGAGGCCGCCCGCGAGCAGGCCAAGGGCTGCAAGACCTGTTTTGTCGATGCTGTTACAGGCGTTTTGCATTGGGTCGAAACGGGACTTGCGCCGTTCAAGACCATCCGCCAGAAGCAACCCAATGAAGCCGACGCCATTGCCGTGGGAGAAGGCGAAGTGCGCAAAATGCTTCGGCAAAAGTTCAAGGTGAAGATCACCTGCCCGGGCGATCCGCGACTGGCCGCTGAAGGCCTGGTGCTGCTCGATGATACCTGGCCGGATTTCATGCGCGGGCGCTGGTCGATCGACAAGGTCACCGCCAGCGGTAATCGCGAGAACAGCTATCGCTGCCTGATCGATGCCAGCGGCCTCGATCCAAAGGCTGAAGACTGACCTCTCAACACCACAAATCCCTTGTAGGAGTGAGCCTGCTCGCGATTGCGGTGTGTCAGTCACCATCGACGCTGACTGCAAGTCCGCTATCGCGAGCAGGCTCACTCCTACATGAGTCCTGCGCAATTCTCATCATTCTGGAACATCCCCATGAAGATCACCCCGATCCTCACGCAGCTGCGTGGGCAGTGCCCTGGGCTTGCCAATCACATTTCGGTGGGCGTCGATCTGGCGTTGCTGCAAGGCAATCCCGATCTGCCAATGCCTTCGGCGCATGTTCTGCCGCTGGCGGATCTGGCCAGCACCAGCACTGCACAAAACCTCACCGCGCAACCGATTCGCGAGCGCTTCGAAATCGTCCTCGTGCTTGACGCCAGCGACGCTACAAAAGCGCTGGATCTGTTGCATGACCTGCGCGCTGAACTGTGGCGTGCGTTGGTGGGGTTCAAGCTGGACAAAGACTACAGCGCCATCGCCTATGACGGCGGTGAACTGGTCTCGATCAACAGCAGCCGCGTGTTCTATCGGCTGCGCTTTTTTGCCGAGTTCCAGCTCGGCCGCAATCTGCCGAGTCAGCCTGCGGAGAGTTGGCACGAACGCGAACTGGACGGTTTGTCGTCCTTTACCGGGGCCACCGTGCGGGTCGATGCGATCGACCCCGCCGACCCCAACCTGCAACGCCCGGGCCCCGATGGGCGCGTGGAACTGACTTTCTCTGGAGACGTAACCCCATGAGCAATCGCATCACCGTACTGCCGGCCGCCGGCCGTGTCGTACCTGACCCGGAGGCCGGCGATCTGCTGCCGCTCGAAGGCCGTGAAGTGCTGGACAGCGCCTGGTGGCGCCGGCGTCTGGCCGACGGCGATATCACAATCAAAACCGCAAAAGCGGCTAAACCACAGGGAGCCAAATAATGGCGATCGGATTCAGCAACATCCCCGCGGACATTCGTGTACCGCTGTTCTATGCCGAAATGGACAATTCGGCTGCCAATAGCGCGAGCTCGACCCTGCGTCGGTTGATCGTCGCTCAGGTCAACGACAACATTGCCCCGACCGAGGTCGGCAAACTGGTACTGGTCTCCAGCGTTGCACTGGCTAAAAGCATCGGTGGCCAAGGCTCGATGCTTGCCTCGATGTACGAGACTTTCCGCAAGGCTGACCCGATCGGCGAGATCTGGTGCCTGCCGCTGCACAACACCGAAGGCGCCATCGCCAAAGGTGTGTTGACCCTCACCGGCACCGCGACCCAGGCCGGTCTGCTCAATCTCTACGTCGGCGGCGTGCGGGTGCAGGCTACCGTGGTCAACGGCGCAACCGCTGCTCAGGCCGCCACGGCGCTGGCGCAGAAAATCAACGCCACGGCCGACCTGCCGGTGAGCGCTGCCGTTGCCGAAGGCGTAGTCACCCTGAACGCCAAATGGACGGGCGACAGCGGCAACGACATCAGCCTGCAATTCAATCGCCTGGGCAAGAGCAACGGCGAAGAAACCCCGGCCGGCCTGACCAGCGCCATCACCGCCATGACCGGCGGCGCCGGTGTGCCGGATCAGGTTGAAGCGATCGCCGCACTGGGTGATGAGCCATTCGAATTCATCGCGTTGCCATGGTCCGATCTGTCGACGCTCAATACCTGGCAAGCCGTCATGGATGACAGCACCGGTCGCTGGTCGTGGGCCAAGCAATTGTTCGGTCACGTCTACAGCGCCAAGCGCGGCACTGTCGGCACACTGGTTGCCGCCGGCCAGGCGCGCAACGATCAGCACATGACCATTCAGGCGCTGGAGCCGGGCGTTCCGCAACCGTACTGGGTACAAGCTGCCGCACTGGCCGCACGCACCGCGGTGTTCATCTCTGCCGACGCCAGCCGTCCGACCCAACGCGGCAGCCTGCCAGGTCTCGACCCGGCACCGGCGAGCGAGCGTTTCACC